CGGTTAGGGCCGTTTCTCCTTGCTTGATTGCTTCCCTTCGTACGTATTCATCCAACGCGCCATCGAGTTTTTCCCAATCGGAATCGCTTAACTCGTCAGGCAAATTGCCCCAAGTGTCTTCAAAATAATGTCTGCCACCTGCGGATGACATCACAATATCTATGATCCACCTGTCCTCTTTGTGGAAAACGTGGCACTTCATCGTCTCGAAATCGCAAACAAACCTATATTCATCCCATCTTGGGAAAGACGAGTATTCAAAGGACGGGAAATACTCTTTCCCCATTGGGCTTTTTGACCAAACTATTTCGTTCCAATCCAATTCTTCAGCACAGGATACAATCTGCCTTATTTGTTTTTGTTTTTGGTGACGGCCCGCATCCGTTGAGCTATCCCCAAACTTCTCGAACTTATTCGCACGCAATTCCTGGTATTCCTCCTTGTCAATAACAAGCGTTCCTCTGTATTGCATGGAAGCTTCGTATATTAATTCATCGTAGTCCTCTATGGTGTACTTCAAGTCCTCTCTGATTTCATGTTCATTAAGTCCGTCCATCAGTTTCTCCTTGTTCTCATACCAAACCGCAACCGGGTGAGTCTGATGCGGGACCGTTAACCATATTAATTCGTTCATAATCGTTATTTCTCCTTAGTGTTTGTTCGTTGTCCGTTCAAGCCCTATAAAAAGCCCCCGCGAGGTATCCCGCCCCGCGAGGGCTACCATAGGACTAGAACAAAAGTTATCCTTGCACCCTCCCGTTCTTGATCTCGCAAAGCGTGGAATAATAAGAGGAATACCCGCTTGGGTCCTTGTCCCATATCTTTTTAACTCTCGCCCTTTCTCCTTCCGTTTCCGGTTTGATATTGTCACAACGCGAATTCGGGCCGAAGGCGGATTGATTGCAAAGCATTAGCAACTCTTCAGCGCGTTGTTTAGTGATGGTTTCGTTTTTCATAATTCTAGTTCAATTCGAATCTCCATTCAATGTGATGCTCCAAGTCCTTGATTAAGGCTTTTTTCGCGACAATCTTTTCCATTAATTCGAAAAATCTTTCCTGCATTTCAGTCATTGATTTTTTCTCTTTATTCAATCTTTCCTCGATGCGCGAGAGGGTCTCAATCGTTCCTTGGGTAGTGTTTTCGTATGGATAACTCATTATCTTTCCCCCTTTTCCAGTCTCTTCAATTCCTCAACACCTTTGGGTGTCAAAGTTATGATTCGGCCCTTGGATAAAGTTGTAAGGCCAAGGTCGTGCAGGTCGCACGCATCGAGTAAGTCCTCGCCTTTGAGTCTCCCAAGCTGAATTTTTTTCGATGCATAGCGTTTTAATTGTTCTTTTATTTCCATAATTAGTTTCTCCTAATTTCTCTTTGTAGATTAAGTTCAAGTTGCATAGCTCGCCTCGCGCGTTTCCCCTTAACGGTGGTCGATCCTCGACCCGCGCTTGGCTTTGCCAGTTTCTCCTTATCGCTTGCCAAGCGAATAATTGCGTTGATTTCGGCCATGGCTAAGGGTGCGAGTTGGCTCATTTTATATAAAGGCATTACTTCACCCTCCCTTTGTAGAATTCGCGAAAATCCTTCGCCTTGCCATCGATGCAAGTTGAGTTGTAAACGTTCCCAACGTAATAGCTTGCAAGGGGAAACTTTGCTTGATAATCGCAAGCAACTCTTTCCGCTGTGTAAAAGTCATTACAATGAGTTAAGAGGAAACGCTTGCCTTGGAATTCTGCTGTGATGTGGCTAGGCGTATAATACCCTTGGGGCTTTAATTCTCGTAAGGTTTCCATTACTTCGCCCTCCCTTTGAGCATCCATAAGAGGACCCGTTCGCGTTCCGTTAAATTATCCATTGTCTTGGCCTCCGTTGATGATTGATTGGTGCATTACCCAAAAGACGGGTAGCCAAGGGGTGATTAGAATAAGAATATCGTATGTCATAGTATTGTTTTGACGTGTTTGGTAGTTTATGAGGGTAAGACAAAACCAGATTTATCTTTCTTGGCTTTGCCCTTGGTGGACAATCCTACTACGCATCCAAAGCCGAATTTCTCGCCCTTACTGATTTTGTTATTGTCGCTAAGTAATTTCATTGTGATATGTGTGTATGGATTAGGATTGGGAGCGTTCAACCATTGCCATTGCTTCTGCTTTGGTTGGGAATGACGCGATAGTGGTGACACAATCTTCTTCTTTGCTTGGAAAGTAGCGAGCAACGAGAAACTTGCCGTCCTCGTTGTCTAGCACGTAATAATCTCCGTCTACGCTGTTTGGTTCGTTTGTTCCATAATGCCATGATTGAATGCACCAATCTGCATTTAATCCGCATGGGGTCCATTTGTGTGTGTTGTTCATTGTCTTGTCCTTTGGTTATGTGTGGTTGAAACGGGAAAGCCCCGTTGGATAAGAGCAACTTGTCACGTTCCGTAGTATGTGTCAAACACATTTATACATTATTTTACAACAGCATACAATCGATGAAACCGAGGCTAATGAGTTGCGAAGGAAAAAGAGTAGGGAATGTCACCAAGTCTCGAATGAATAAAAGCAGAGCAAACGCAATGTGATGGATTATCGCTTGCCAATTCATTTCGCCCTTGAGTCGCAAAAAAAGAATTCGCGAATTTTGAGCAAATAAATAATTAGAGCAACTGCACCAAGTATTGAACGCGAGCGATTGAAGGACATGACCGCCAATCCATGGCAAGGACCGCCTTCCGTTTGTCACAAGTTCAGCACGCAAAGACGAAAGCCTAGTAACTGTCACGATTAGCAAACGACTAACGGGAGACTCAAAGTCTTTTGCATACCAAAACGGACCGGAAACTAGCCCACTATCGAGACGCACCCAGGCACGATTCCTGACACGTGTCATAGGGGGGGCGGGGGCGCGCGTCATAGCGCGCTAATCTCTCTATTATCATCACCTCCCCCACAACTTTTTTCGCAATAAGCCCCCCCTGGTCCCGTGTCTTGCGTATCCCATCCTATCCGCGCTATATGTGCTATCCGCGCTATCCGCGCCCTAGTAGCCACCCGTAGTGCTTCTATGCTTCTATGGTCCTGTGCTTCTGCGTTTCTACGTTTCTATGGTCCTGTGCTTCTGTGTTGCATTCATGAGAATGCCTGAGAGTAGGCCACCCTTGGTCATAGAGATGGGCGAGTGTTATGAGCCACTCGTAGTCGTATCTAGTGGTTTGTATATTTGGTAGCCCTTGTTGATGACTACTTCTTTGCAGAGGTCGATGAATTCTTCGTCCGTCATTTGTCCCTTTGCCTGGTTTGCTTCTGAGCATAGGATTTGGAGGTTGTTGATTGAATTGTCTCCGCCCCGTGCGATTGGGGTGATGTGATCGTACTGGTAGTCTTCGGGGTTATTCCAATTGAGTGGTCTTCCGGTTAATGCGCAGGGGAAGTGGTCACCGTATTTTGAGTGAACGTCTTTATAGTTGAAAGTCATAGATGATTGAAATTGGCATGATTTTTGGGAGATCGCTTTGTTTGTCTGTCTTGGTGATCTGTGCTGATACCAAGGTTTTGTTTTTATGGATGGTTGCCTTGGGTTTTGGAACCTCCATATTCGTTTGACATGTTGAAGGGTTGGGGACTCTGCGTTTATTTTTCGCTCTCTTTGCCTGGTCTTTTCTTTTTGCCCGGGGGCGAGGTGGTAGGAGATTGTGGACTTTGAACAGTTTAATTGCTGTTGAATTTTATTGTATGACCATCCTAGTTTTCTGAGGCGTATTATCTTTGGCCCCAGACTGTTGTTATTCATCGTCCTGTTCGAGGTGGACTACCTTTTGTTCTGAAGCTTCAGTGGGTTGTTCTTTAACTGTTTTGGATGCACCCTTGAGGATATCGCGTACTTGATCCGGGGACATGTCTGATTGTCCGAGTGTGACGTTTGCGGATGCTGTAATGTTTGATGGTCTGCCTGAGACTGTGAGGAACTTGTCCATTATGATGGATACTGCATAGGCTAGGTTTTGGGGAGGTATGTCATCCAGTTTTGAGTGTAGGATGTTGAGTGAATCACCTACCATGTTTGAGAGCTTGCCGTTTACCTGGTTTAGGAATTCCTGTTCCGTCATGTCTAGGCGGTATCTGAGGAAGTTTGCAACTGACTGTCTGAGTTCGGGGTCTACCTTTTTAAGTTCCCGTGCTTCTTCGGTTGCGTTTGATTGCTTGGCCGCGATCTTGGCGGCTGAATTGATT